AATACCACGACCAATACTACGCCTCAGAAAATAATGAGGTTGTTTTCCAAGACAATTCCTACAGGATTACAACACGGTACCGTTACCGTGGTCCTAAATGAATTAATGACTCTAAAACTTTCCAATAAGGAAATTAAAAGAGTTATTTTCCTTCATCAGTTACTAGATCGTTACAATGCTTTTATCCAGAAGGATACCGCCCTGGCTTATAAAAGCTTTATGGTAACGGTCAAGAATCATAACTCCGACCCCCGGTAGTATACGTTAAAATAATTTATACATTTAACGGAAGCTATGGAACTCTTCTCCACTAAACAATTCTGGAAATTTCAGGATGTCACTGTCTTGATCGTCAGAAAATGGTTCTGAACAGAGAAGATTTGTTGCAAATGAGGCCCAGCCATGACCGAAAATTAAAAAGATTTTGGATGATTGTGAACTGGAAATTCTTCGCAATCTAGAACATAATTCTAAATAATTTAGGATAATTCTGGATTTCCCGTTAACCCTCAAAGATCTTGGTTCCGCCTTCTTGAATAACTTTCGATAAGAAATCACCAAATAGGGTAAGATAGTGATGTAATTTCTGTTCATTTAGACCCGGATCGTACAGATATAGTGGCTTAACGTATACGACTCTTGGAGAAATTTCATATGGTTTACCATGTACAATTTCCTCTGGGCGTTTGTATTCCTTTAAAGAGGAAAGAGACATAGTTCTCATAAAGGTTCGGCAAGCTTCCGATATACTCATCTCTCTAGTAGAATCAAAACATAACCCCAAAATTTTAAACAAGATTTTGGCACTAGCATTGCTGAGGTTCATTTAATAGGGCATTAATTTCGTCTTAAACAATTTCAATCCCGGTCCCTTTGCAAAACGGACAGGCAGGATTAGCTTCCTGCTTAAGTTGGTCACACAGGTCTAGGGTATCTTTGCCCTCATAAAAGTCGGACCAACCTTTGGCCATTTGGTCACACAAACGGGGTTATTTCTCCATCAAAATTAATACTCATAATTTAATGTCCTAATGGGCAGAAAACGAAAAACCCTCTAGATTACTCTAGAGGGTTTCTCAGAATCTAATTACTTATTAGATTAACCAACAGCGACGGACTTACGACCGGCTGCAACACCACGTGGGTTGACGATAGCGATACCAATAATTTCGGATACTACCCAACCAAGCTTCAATTGCCTTGGTTCGTCGGCCGGAAGAACTTCGATGTCTTGACGGATTGGCATTACACCTACGAACTCTGGGTCAGCGGCACCGTAGATGGTTCCTGGTGGAACGATCTTGGATACCATGATGTCAGTTCCCCAGATGTGAGCGTAAAGACCAGTCTGAAGAACTTCACGCATGGTTACTGGATCAAAATCACCGCCAGCAACGCCTTGTCCACCACCAGATCCCCACTTTAGGATATCGGTGAACTCGTTGATGTTCATGAAGTACTTGGTGGTTACCAAGTCCCAACGATCAATTTGTTGCTTGATTTCAACAAGGTCACGCTTTAGAAGACCTGCATCAGCAATGTCAGTTAGGGTGTTCTCGACAGAAGCTGCTGCGTCAAGAGCTGTAAATATGCTTGCATCTTCTTGAGCCATAATCTCTTGGCGAGCCTTTTGAACTGCACGGTCGATTACGTTGAATCTACGACGCTTGACTTCGGCAATACGTACGGTTGGGTTCGCATAGATTTCGAACTCTGGAACAACAACGCGGTCACCGAATACGCGGGACTCTGGGCCAGTGCCGTTGCTAGAAATAACAACTGCGGCTACGTCGATGTCACGATCGTAGGTTGGCATTGCGCCTTGTGGTAGAGGATCTACAACAAGTGCTCTACGAGCAATTCCGTGATAATCCAAGTTACGACGGATTGGGTTTGCCATTGCTTGAGCAAGAGCAATCTTGCCATCTTGCGTCATAATTGCGCGAGAGATAAGCTCGTCACGCTTGTCGTCGCTTAGGGAAGTTTGACCTGCAAGACCCATGTTAGATGGAGTGTTCTCTTCAAGAACTGCTGCATACTTAACAAGAGTTTGTAGTGCATCCTTAAGGGATGAGGCGTTCATTTCGCCTTTGCTGTTAAACATATTCATATGATCTCCTAGTGGAATTGTTTGCCAGTTTCTTACCAGCTAAAACACACATGCGTGTGATAGAGCGTTTTGTGAAACTCAATCCACAAAACGCTTAACTTATTCAACTAATTCAATTAGGTTGGTGGGTTGAAGTAGAAGACAGCAAAGTCAAAGCTTTTGGTTGAAAGAGCGTTAACTATATTGCTAGAGCTGGTTACTAAAGAACCCTTGGTCTGGAATTCAACAAAACGTCCGCATAGAGTATCAGCGGTACCACCGGCAGCAGAAGCTAAGTTTGGAGTTAGAAGACCAGCAGCGGTTACGTATAGAGCGGAACCGGCGGCTAGAGAGGTGTTGGTTGGTTGAAGACCGGTAGAAGCATTGGTATCGCATGCATCAAGAGACACTGCGTATAGACCTGGCTTCTCCCAGCAAGTTACCTTGCCAGAACCCGTAGCGGTGTGAGGTCCTAGAACCGCTCCAGTGGTGTTCTGTCCAACAGTTCCACCAACAACAGAACCGAATAGGGTTCCGTATCCAGTGGTGCCTTCGTCAGCTAACATAAGTGGACGAGAGGTGGGTGCGATGGTTTTGGTAACAGCAGTTCTCTTGTTTGGGTTTGCGTAACCATCTAGAACATCAAATGCAGCCTTATCCGGAGCAGCGGTGGAAACAAAAGTTACGACTTCGCCACCCTTAAGGGTGAGAACTTCAGAGTCAAGACCGTCAAATTGACCAAGTGGTTGAACGCCTGGTTGTAAAAGTTTTAGAGACATTTTATATCCTATATAATATCACAATCGTGATAGTTTACTTACACCTTAACTTACAAAATCTATCAAATATATTTCCTTATTACCAGATTTTAATAAAAAGTGATTAAAAGTTTTTAAATGGTAATACCGAAGTCTTTTAGTGACTTATCCAAATCTTCCACGCCGGATTCTTCTGTTTGCTTATCCAAGCCGGCTTCCATAGTAGGAGGAGATTGTTTTGGTTGATCTGGAGTTGGGACGATCTGGAATCCAGATCCAATACCGTATTCTTGAGTTTTATATTGAGCGGCAGCTAAATCTGCTTTTGCCTTTTCTTCAATAGACTTAGCATTTTGTAATTCTTGCATAATAGCCGCAACAGAAGTTTTAAATGTAGCAATGGCATTGATCACATCTTGAAAATCGTCTGCTAGTAGGGAAGTTTTCCCTCCAACTATATAAGCATCCTCTATTAAGGAAGTAAGGAATCCCTTATTCTTCGTGTGGCGGGACTTGTAAAGCTTAGAAGCAAAATTTTTCTCCATTTGATTAATGTAGGTCATCATATTACTAATGACAGCTCCTAAATTCTTATAAGCTTGCTGAACTCTTGCTGTCTTTGGGGACGTAGCAATTCTAATAACATCAGAGGCATCTTTTGGTCTTTCCAATTCGCGCAAAGCAGCATGATTATTTTCGTAGATTTCCATAAATTTGGTTAGTCTGTTTTTCAAACCAACAACATCTTCCTTTAGCTCTTCATCGTACTCGTGCCCAACTCCAAGGAATACATTATCCTTTAGGATATCGTCTAACTCTTCCATCAAGCGATGGTAGTTTTCTGTCAAACCCCTATCTATGTTTGGAAGATGTTGATGTGCATAAATGGCGCCTAATGTGGCTGCCACACCTGCTACAATAGCGGCAATGCCCAATGGGCCAATTGCCTCTTTCTTCAAAGGATTTTCGATAATTTGCTGTAAGCACGTATCTGCTAGAGCGCGTAGCTCATCATTATTTTGGTTATCTAGATCATTTCCAATTCTAACCAAAGATAGTACTAAATCTTTTTCGGCGTATTTGTGTTGAGTTAACAGACCATTCGGGGTCTTATTAAGAGTGTGTAATATAATATTTTGACGTTCAATGTTATTTTCCACAAGTCCATTAAGTTTGTCGTAGGCTGGAGAGACCACCACGGAGTTTGGGTGAGCAACCTCCATAATGTTTTTCTTATAACCCATTCCTTTAGACGTATCTGGTTTGACACCATACAACGCCTCGATGTCAGAAATACCTAGGGAACCTGCTCTCCCAGTTTGTTCTAGCTTTTTCTTGGATTCGCTAGAATCATTAGAGATTAGTCCTCTTTCTTGTGCTATTTTGACAAAACTATCGAAAATCTCGCTTCTTTTCATATGTTGCTCACCATAAATAATTGTAATTATATGCCCATTTATGCAGTTACGGGGCTGGCTTTTTCTGCAACTTTTTCTGCAACATCATCAATAAACGTATCGACAATTTGTTTTTTGGAGGTAAAATACTCGGGAATAGAAACGATATTATCACCTTCATTTAATTTATTATGAAACACCACTCTTCGTTTAACTACTTGGAAGGCAGGAGAACTACGAATAAGGTCTTCTTTCCCTTCGAGGCCCTGGTATACTTCTTTGGCAAAGTTAATTAGCATATTCTCAATACTAGCTTCGTCATTATGAACACCCTCTAACCAAGCGCGATCTCCATTCTTTGGCTCATCCCTGTATCCTGGGTTAATCTTGAAAACATTTTGACGAGAAACTGGCATAACAGTCTGGACGGAAGTTTCAGTCTTAGATGCTGGAACTCCTTTACCTGTTTGATAAGTTGCATCTATCGCATTTGGCCTGCCCACTAGTTTATTGACTACATCACCTGCTACCATTAAACCGGCAGAAGCTAAGACGACTTTGATAACCCAACCTAGGACTTTAATTAAAATTCTAGCGATACCACTTCTCCTTTTAGAGAAGATATCTAGTATTCCAGCCTGATAGGGTGAGCCAAGTAGTTGATCTTTATACCTAGTTAAAGCTATCTTAAACCACTGAGCCTCTCTTAATGATTGAGCGGCACTCTTTTTTTGTTTTAGTGCTTGTAGTCCGGCTGCTGCATCTTCTTCGGCGACAGGTTTAGCTGATTCCTGAACTGAGGAGGCTACCACTGTATCTATTTCTGGCGAAGAAATTTGTTTATTTCCTTCTAACAAAACTCTTAACTTATCCCAAATACCTTTGAGAATTTTACCGATATCAAAATGGAAAATATCAGCGGCAAGACCTAGGAGAAGACCCACCCAACCAAGACCCATGGCACGCAGTCCCATCCAAAGGGCGCCTGGAGCTAAAATTCTTAGTACACTACCTACCTTATTATTTGGATCAATTTGATTACCAATATAGGTTTTAACACCATTTACTATAGATGATAAAGCTCCGCCAGCTTGGGCAGTTTTCACCAAACGATCGCTACTAGCTAGCGTTTCCACAATCATAGTATCTACTAGAAAACTAATTTC